TGATTTACAATACATCTGCTACTGTAACTGATGCAGCGGTTGCTGTATTAGATTTTGGTGCAGACAAAACTGCAACTTCTGGTACGTTTACAATCCAGTTTCCAGCAGCAACATCAACAGCAGCGATCTTAAGAATCTCTGGATAATAGCATAGGAGGTACTTTCCTATGTCTAATACCTGGGGCCAACAAACTTGGGGCTTTAATCAATGGAATGATTTATCAAATGTAAGTCTTTCCGTTATAGGGATTCCTGTATCTGCTGATTTAGCATCAGTAACAACTACAGAAGAATTAAATACAGGATGGGGCTCTGATACCTGGGGCACTGAAACTTGGGGTGAATCAGGTTTATTAGTTGATGTAACCGGAATTGGTTTAACAGCTACATTAGATTCAGTTACTACAAAATCAGATGTTGATGACTTTACTCTAACAGGTGAAGAATTATCAATCACTCAAGGTGCTACTGAAGGTGGCACAACAGTTGATGTAGATGTAACTGGTCAACCAATGACTGCAACGCTTCAATATCAAGAAGCAATTGTAGATCCAACAGGACAAGAATTAACAGCTAACGATGGTTCAGCTGAACTCGATGCAAATACTATAGTTGAAGTATCAGCAGATTCTGCTGCTACTTGGAATGGTAATTATGCATGGGGCTTTGGTGTATATGGTAATCAGCAAGTAACTACACTTGCTATGTCTACGCAGGAAGGAAACGTGGATCCTGCTCCAGATGTTGCATTAACTGGTAATGCAATGGCCATGGTTCAGGGTGAGGAAACTGTTACTGGAGATGCTAATGTAACAGTTACTGGTCAAGCTATGACAATGGCTGATGGAACAGCTGAATTAGACGCAAATACTATAGCTGCTGTAACCGGTCAAGAATTAACAGCACAAGAAAATGATGTAGATCAAATCACTGGAAATGCTTTAGTAACATTAACAGGAAATGCCTTGACAATGGATGAGGGAAGCCTTAAAACATTAATCTGGAACCAAGTAAATACAGGAACAGCGCCTACTTGGAGACCAGTTGACACCGCTGCTTAAATTTAGTAATATTTAAATAATTGGAGACACAAAATTATGGCAAACTCAACTTCTGCTAATTTAAAATTAACAGTTCAAGCTACTGGTGAAAACTCAGGAACTTGGGGACAAATTACAAACACAAACTTATTAGTTTTAGAACAAGCAATCGGTGGTTACTCTGCAATCACAGTTAACGCAACTACTGGTGCAACTTTAACTTTTTCAAATGGCGCTCCATCAAATGGTAAAGATGCCGTAATTAAATTAACAGGAACAATCACTGGAAACATTGATGTAATAATTCCTGATTCAGTTGAAAAAACTTACATCATTGAAAACGGAACTTCAGGTGCATTTACTGTAACTGTTAAAACTACTTCAGGAACTGGGGTAACTTGGGCAGCAACAGATAAAGGTACTAAAATGGTTTACTCTGATGGTACTAACGTTGTTGACACAGCTTTCACAGATTTATCTTCAGACATTACTCCGCAATTATCTGGAGTACTAGATACAAATGGAAATGATATAATCATTGATGACGCTGGTGCAATTGAAGATGATTCAAACAATCCATACATTAGATTTCAAAAAACAGCTTCAGCTGTAAACTATTTTGATGTAACTAACCAAGCAACTGGTTCTTCTCCATCAATAGCTGCAGTTGGTGGTGATACTAATTTAGATTTTCTTTTAACTCCAAAAGGAATTGGAAGAGTTACATTAGATGGTAATGGTAAAATTCAAGGTCTTGCAGAAAAAGTAAATGTCAATGCTACATATACTTCAAACATTAACATTAATACAAATACTCAAGCAGTTCAATTAGATACTGCAGCAGCTGATGCAAACTTTACAGTTAATTTAAGAGGTGATGGTTCAAACTCTTTAGATGCGTCTATGGATGTTGGTGAATCAATCACAGTTGCATACATTTCAAAACAAGGTGCAACAGCTTATTATAATACTACAGTACAAGTAGATGGAACTACAGTAACTCCAGTATGGCAAGGTGGATCTGCACCTTCATCTGGAAATACAACTTCAAACGATGTGTACACTTACACAGCTATTAAAACTGGTGGTTCAGTATTTACTGTACTTGCAGCACAAACGCAATTTGCGTAATAAAAGGAGGATAGAAAGATGCCTATATTAGGTTCATTCGGAGCAGGATCAGGAAGAGGATATGGCCAAAGAGGCGGTCGCGGAGCAGCAGAATTTATATGTGCTACAGGTGGTACAATAACAGAATGCGGTGATTATAGAATTCATACTTTTACAGGACCAGGAACTTTTTCTGTTTCTGCAGCCTCTATTTGTGAATCTAAAAATATAGTTTCATATTTAGTAGTTGCTGGCGGTGGTGGTGGATCTGCCGCTCCATCTAATGGAGCTGGCGGTGGAGGTGGCGGTGGTTTTAGAGAATACAAAGGGCCAGCAGATTGTTATACAGCTAGTCCATTAAATGGTAATCCTGGAGGAACAGCAGTTACAGTAACAGCACAAGCTTATCCAATAACAGTAGGTGCTGGAGGAGCTGGTTCTCCAAATCCAGGTGGTGGAGCACGAGGTTCATCTTCAATTTTTTCAAATATAACATCAACAGGTGGAGGTGGTGGTCATTTCAGCCAATCTCAACCTTATTCACCAGGTGGTTCAGGAGGAGGGGTTGCTTATGCATCACCTTCTGCAGGAGGTTTTGGTAATACACCTCCTGTAAGTCCTCCACAAGGACAACCAGGAGGAGATGCTGCTAGAAATCCAACTGATTTTAGTGGTTCTGGAGGTGGCGGAGCAACTGGAACTGGAGGAAATTCAGTTCCGGGTGGAGGAGTTGGTGGCGTTGGAGCAACAACAAGTATTAATGCTTCACCAACAGCTTTTGCTGGGGGTGGCGGTGGAGGAGCTTCTACACTTAGTGCACCAGCATCTGGTGGAGCAGGTTCTCCTTGCGGAACTGGTGGAGCAGGTAAACCTAGAGATAGTGGTGGAGCTACCGGAGATGCAGGAACTACTAATAGAGGCGGTGGCGGTGGCGGTGCTGGCTATCCGGCTGGTACAGGCGGTAATGGTGGTTCGGGTATAGTAATAATAAGGTATAAATATCAATAATTTTTATGTGTTTATTAAAATTTAAAATTAATATACAAGAAGAAACATTATGGCACATTTTGCAAAACTAGGAGCAAACGGAAAAGTTATTCAAGTATTAACCTTGAATAATTCTGATATGTTAAACGCTGACGGAGTTGAAGACGAAGCAATAGGTCAACAATATTTAGAAACACACAATAATTGGCCTGCACAAATGTGGATTCAAACTTCATACAACACATCAGGTGGTCAACATAAAAATGGCGGAACTCCATTTAGAGGAAACTATGCAGGGATTGGTTATACTTGGGATGAAGATAATCAAATTTTCTGGCCTAAAAAACCATATACATCTTGGGTAAAACATATTGCAACTGCATCTTGGAAATCTCCAATCGGTGATGCACCTGCTTTAACTGAAGAACAAACTTCACAAAACGAAGCTGGAACTCACAGATGGGGTTACAACTGGAATGAAGAAACTCAAGCCTGGGATTTGACAAACAGTCTAGCATAATATATATCTGGTGGTGGTATGCAAAAGAAAGTTTTAACAGAGCAAGCTTTATACTTCGGTGATGTTTCAATGCCTAAAGGTTTTGAAATAGATCGAAATAAATTATCAGGCGACATTTTACAATCTACATTTACTGATTCAGAGTTTCCATTTTCAAGAACATGGGACATGTTAAATACGTATATGCGTGAGCATATAAATTTAGAATATGGTTTTCAACTTTTGAACAAAAGAACTTGGGGTGATATGTATAAACCCAATCAACAAACAGAACCATTATTGAATATTTATCCAGTCGATTTAAGAAATTCACCTGATTATACTTTACTCTATGGTGTAAAAACTAATAACTGTTTTGTAAGAATTTATTATGATGATAATAGAAGAAAAGGAAGAAGTTGGGATATAGAATTAAAAGATAATATGTTTATCATGTTTCCATCAACAAATATGTATTATTTAAACAACAGACAGAAAGATAGTTTGAATTTTGTTCAAACAATAACTTATGAATATATCTAATTATTACTGGTATTTTACTTCAGCAATACCACCAAAACTATGTGATGACATAATTAAATATGGTTTATCACATTCTGAATCTTTAGCTAGAACAGGTGGATATGGAGATAGAGAACTTACTAAAGATGAAATTAGAGATATAAAAAGAAAAAGAAATTCAGATTTAGTATGGCTCAATGATCCATGGATATATAAAGAATTACACCCATACATACATCAAGCTAATAGAGCTGCAGGTTGGAATTTTGAATGGGATAGATCAGAGTCTTGTCAGTTTACAAAATACAAATTAAACCAGTACTATGATTGGCATTGCGACAGCTGGGATAAACCTTATGACAGAAAAGATGCTAATAATCCTGAACACGGTAAAATAAGAAAGCTTTCGATGACTTGTCAATTAACTGATGGGTCCGAATATGAGGGGGGTGAATTAGAGTTTGATTTTAGAAACTATGAACCCCATATGAGAGAAGAAGCTAAACATTTAAGGCAAGCAAAAGAAATACTTCCGAAAGGATCTATTATTGTGTTTCCTTCATTTGTATGGCATAGAGTTAAACCTGTAACGAAAGGAGTGCGATATTCATTAGTCATGTGGAATCTTGGATATCCGTTTAAATAATGCAAATAACAGAATATTTTAAAACACCAATATGGATTGAAGACAAACCAGAGTTTGTTAAATCCTTAAACAAAGCATCTAAT